TCAAGCATCAAGATCGCGCTGGAGATGACGGGCGTGCAGGCTTACGCCAACGCGACCGAGCGGGCAGCGCAGGCAAACGAGAAGCTGGCCGAGCGGTCGAAGAAGTCGATCGCCGGGATTATGTCCTCCACCCAGCGCATGGTGGACATGGCAACGAAGTCGAAAGAGCAGATGACTCTGGAGAAGCTCTCGGCCAGCGGAGCGTCGCCCGAGCAGATCGCCCAGGTGAAGGCCCGGTTCGCCCAGGTCGAGCAGGTGCGGGCAGCCGAGAAGGCGGCCGCAGCGGCAAAGGCGGCCGAGGAGCAGCGCGCGAAGGATCAGGCGATGGCGCAGGCTGCTGCGGCAAAGCAGGCCGAAGTGGCGCGAATTGCAGCGATCAAAGAAGAGGCACGGGCGCAGATGGAAGCAGCAAGGCAGTCGGCCGAACTGCGACGGGTTGCTGAAGCCGCATCGCTTGTGCAAGCCAAAGAACTTGCTGCATCTCAGGCTGCTGCGGCAAGGGAGGCCGCCGAGGCTCGGCGCGCCGCCGAGGTCGCTGCAGCGCAGAGATCGAAGGAGACGCAGCTCAAGATCCACAAGCAGCTGATGGCCGAGAAGGCGGCCGCCGATCAGAAGTACCAGCGCACGCAGCAGTACGCCGACAGCATGAAGAGCGGGCCCATGTTCGGCAAGACCCTCGGCCCACTGCTGAAGGGCTTCGTGGGGTTCAAGGCTGTCGATCTCGGGCTGGGGGCTCTGTCTGAAGGACTGGCGCAGCTTGCGTCCGGCGGCAAGATCGACGCGATGCAGATGTACGCCACGACCGTCACGGACTTCGTGAAGGGTCTGCCAGGCGGCGACAAGATCTACAGCATCGCCCAATCGGTGCACAAGCTGTTCGGCGGCGGGCCAAGTGCCGAAGAGATTCAGAAGCAGACCGATGCGATGGTGTCCGCGAGCAACAAGCGCATCAGCGCCGTGGCTGCATTCGACGCCATTCAAGAGGGCGTGAGCGGAAAGCGCGCGCGCGTGGGCAAGTCTGACGACGAGATCGCACGCATGGATCGCGAGGAAATGCTCGCCAACGAGCGGAAGAAACTGATCGCCGGCGGACTGAACGACACCCAGGCCGACTCAAAGGTGGCCGGGCTGCGTCGCGCGATGCTGGAACTGCAGGACGCCGAGAGGTCTGCAGCCAACGCCCAGCAGGCCCGCCAACTTGACCCCGCCCTGTTTACCTCGATGCTGCAGGAGCAGCAGCAGGCTGCCGATCGACTGATCGGGACCGAGCGCGAGCTGTACTTCTCAAAGGTCAACCGGCTGGTGGTCGAGCGCAAGATCACCGAAGATCAGGAGAACCAACTCCGAGCGGCCTACGACAAGACCGCAGCGACACGGGCTGAACTGGAACAGCGCAAGAAGTCGGAAGAGAGCATGAAGCAGCAGGCGGAACTGGCGAAGCAGATGGAACAGCAGGCCACCGACCGGGCCGGGCGCATGATGGGCTTCAGCAACGTCGAAAGCCTCAGCACAGCCATCGGAGGCGTCAAGGTGGCGGGCATGACCTCCTTCAGCCTGGAGCGCATGATGCCTACGCAGGAAGCCATGAAACTTGCCCTGCAGCAGATCGTAAAGAACACCTCACCCCTCGCGGCAGGAGCACCCTGATGCCCATCGTCATCTCGCAGCGTGCCGGCGGCACCACGATCCAGTTCGACCGCGGCAAGTGGAGCGGCTCTGCGTCCTATGTGATCACGGACAGCGCCGGCGCAAAACTGACCGCTGCGGGCATTCTTGCCGACGCGACGGTCGTCGCGAAGCTGTTCCCAACTGAGTACGGCGGCAGTGGCGGCGCTATCACCGACCAGGGCGGCTACTTCTCCGGGCGGGTCACTTCGCCGACCTTCGACCTGAAGATGGTGGACGACGGCGGCTTCGTGTGGGAAGCGACGGTCAACTTCGCGAGCCAGACCGGAGACAACGGTGGCGCAACGACCGACAACAAGGTCGAGCGCGAGGTGGGCTTCATTGCGATCGAGTACTCCCTGAGCGGCGAGCCCGTGGATATCTGGCGGGCAAATACCAACGTGCCACCGATCAGCGGCGGCACGATCGCCGACCCCGGAGACAACGACATCGGCGGCACGAAGGTCGATTCGGCTGGCGAGCCGATCAGCACCTTCGTGAACGTCGCACGGATCACGGTGCGCAACGTCATCTCCGGCCGGCCTGGCAGCGCCGGCAAGCCGATCATCCCGCTGGCGTACATCAACCGACGCAACGACGCGAACTTCTCGATCGGCCCCTACTCCTTCCTGAAGGACACGCTGCTCTTCACGGGCTGCAACATCAGCCGGGTGGGTCCGAGCACCTACGAGATCGTGTATTCGTTCTCCTACGACTCGAAGTACCACCTGCGGCAGATCGCGAAGAAGAACGCCGACACCGGGCAGATCGAGTGCTCGAAGTCAACGGACACATGCACGAGCTCGTTCACCGCAGTCGGCACGGGTGAAACTGCGCGCGCGCGCTGCGTGTACTGGCGGCAGCCGTTCCCCGGTTCGGCTGACTTCACTGCTCTCGGGATGACGACATGATCCGAGTCGCAGGCAACTGGAAGCACTCGGTCGGGCCGTGGTCGCCCAGCATGATCAAGGTCATCGCCGATACGGTGAACTCGGCGAGCGAACGGCAGGACACCGCCGCGCCGGCGCAGCGATCTGCGCCGATGATCTTTCTCGCCCGCATCACGGGCTCGACCCCAGTGGCCGGCAAGACGGCCGTATACGGAGGAGACCCGTTGGCGCGTCCTGTCGCGTGGACCTACGACTGGGAAGAGGTGAGCCTCAACACGGGCGGCACCTACGAGACGGCGAAGGCTTACCGACGCACCAGCACGCTCGCAGGCACGAAGGGCAAGGCGTTCAACGGCTGCGAGGGCGTGCAGATGATCGGTGCGACCACCACGCTCGGGCCCGGCATCACGACCGCAAACATTCCGAGCGGCTTCACCTTCAAGCAGATCGCCACCAACACCGTGGTGCTCATGTACGCGCTCTCGCGCGACAACGGCGAGCCGCTCTTCTTCTTCAGCGTGCCGAACGCCGTGGACGGAACCTGCACCAGCAGCCTCGCCGGCGACGGTGGCGCAGGCGAAGAAGAAATTGGATTCCCATGATGAGCCCCACCCCTATCGGCCCCAGGCACCAGACCCACCCGCAGCTCGCGACGGCCATCAGCGTGATGCAGCTCTTCGTGCTGGTGGTGGGCGTCGCCGGCGTGTTCATCACGCTCGGCCGCAAGGACGCGATCCTCGATAGGCAAGACCGCGACCTGACGGAGCTGCGCAGCATCGTGGGCGACCTGGTGAAGTCGCAGGTGCTGGGCGCCGCGAACGACCAGAAGCACGCAGAGGCGCTCCAGCAGGTCGCGAACCGCTTGGACCGTCTGGAGGGGCGGCGGTGATCAGGTCGCTGCTGTTCCTGCTCCTCGTCGCTCTGGCGGCCTGCAGCCCCAGCCGGCAGATCGCCGTCTCGGCGACCGACGCGCAGGCACGGGCGGGCACCATCGCCCGTCTCGCCACCCACATCGGCAGCGTCTCAACGCAGCCCGACGTGGTGGCCGACGCCGCGACCATCGTGATCGAGGCCCAGAAGATCGAGCACGCAGCTGCGTCGATCCACGAGGCGCTGCCAGGCGTCGAGGATCAGACCCCGTGGTGGGCCAGCCTGCTCGGCTGGGGCTTCGCGGCGGTGATCGTGGTGGCCGCCGCGGTGCTGCTGTGGCAGACCGGCATCGGGCAGGCGCTGCGGGCAGCCGTGGGGCTGATCCCGCGCGCCAAGCGCACCGAGGCGGCGCTGGCCGCCGCCACCCTTGACCCGGCCAAGACTGAGAACGTCCGCGAGTGGATCAGCGCCAAGCGCGCCGTTGACCCACTCTTCGATTCCGCATTCCGCGCGCAGCAGGAGAAGCGCACATGATCATCCTCGCCACCATTGAAAGCCTCGTCGGTTCGACCTGGGCCGCGATCGCCATGCTCGCCATCGGCTACATCGCCGGCCACCTCGTGAGCGTGACCCGCATCGCCTCGTGGATTCCTGGCAAGAAGGACTGACCCGTGAGCATGATGACGGCGGGCTGCTGCTGCGGTGCAAATTGCCCGGCATGTGGCAACAATCTTCCGACGAGCTACAGCGTGGAGGTGTACATCGCGTTCACATGGCAGAAACCAATCTGCGTTGCAGGTTCGCCACAGGAACCGCCATGCCCAAGCGAGTGCAATTCCGCACTCTCCTACACGGCATCAAGTTTCTCGTTCACAAAGTCTTGGATCGTTCAACGGTCCAATTTGACCGCGTGCGGATCAGAAGGTTCGAGCCCGCAATGCTCGTATGCCCCATTGCTTGGCACATATGACAAGTCATGCGACAACGGTATCTCGACCACCTACTACAAAAAGGGGCTGATCGGCACCGACACTTTCGTTTCAACTTATGCCAGCATTTCCGCTAGCCCTACTTGCCAAGCCTGCGTCAATGATGGGTATTCCCTGTTCGTAGATTCCGGCCCGCCGATGATCGAGTCAGGTTCATCTGCTGGAACGCCATCCGAATGGGGTTGCTGCAACTGTCATCAGATCACGATTGATGTGGCTAGGAAAGACCCAGGCAATACGGTGACATGCTGCAACGGTGAAAGCACGATTGTGCGGATTTATGATGTCGATGCACACTATTGGATGAATCAAAATTGCATCAGCGGTTCACCCTCGGCTTGCGACTGCACCACTTTTTGGACTGGAGATACGACCGCGCTGGCTTCTCAAAGTTTTACCTACCCCTCGCAAGAGTGTTTTAGTGGAACAGATGAAACGCTGTGCTTCGACGGGATCACCAGCATGGGAAGATTGGTTTTCGTGCGTGTTGAGGATGAGAATGGGAACAACCCGCCGGTAGCGTGCAACAACCACCGCGGCCTGTACAAGATGGTTGTGAGTAGCACTTGTGGCAGCGCTGAATACACGACTGGAAATCAGTTTGCAGGCTCGTGGGTTCGCGTCACATGATCGACTGCGACCACTGGAGCGAGTGCAAGGTGCTGGGCGGCGGCTGCTGCGCCGCTGGGCACTACGGCGGCCGGCCGAGCCTGGGCGTCTGTGGACAGTGCCCGCACCGCGTGGTGCGAGGCGAGCAGCCCATCGGCACCAGCATCACCTACGGCTTCATGGATCGCGCGAAGGCGTACCTGGCGGCCGAGGCGCGTCACGCCGCGCAAGGCCCGGCGAGCGCCGAGGTGGTGGCCGAGCGCACCGTCATCTGCAGAGGCTGCGACGGACGCGCCGACGAGATGGAAGGCAAGGCAGACCCCGGCGGCGTGGGCTTCTGCACCAAGTGCGGATGCACCAGCAAGCGCGCCGCGTTGTCTGTGAAACTGACGTTGGCCGGCGCCACCTGCCCGCTCGCGAAGTGGAAGCCAGTGACTGGAGAAGGCGGCAGCGTCGCCACTGCGATCGAGGCGATCGGTGGCGTGGCCGGCACGGTCGCGGACCAGGTGAAGCGGCTGCTGAGTTAGCCCGGCTTGATCATCATGATCATCACGACGAGGAAGACAAAGACGCCCACGACGAAGGCGATGGCCTTCATGTTGCGCTTCTGATTCTGTCGCCGTGCTTCCGCATCTTCGGCCGCCTGCAGCTGCATGTGGCGGTGGAGCTTCTCGCGCTCCTGGCGTTCTTTCTCTTCGCGCTGAACTTGCACGCGCACCTGTTCTTGCGCGCGGATCTTGCGCACCTCGTCGGGACTCAGACCACCGTCTTCTTGCACTGTCGCCATGTGGGGCTCCTCCAGAAGCGCGCACGATAGTGCTCGCGAGGCACGGCGACAAACAGAAGAATCTGCGGCATTTTTTCGACTTGCATGATGGTGTGAATAATCTGTCGCGTGACCCGTTCTGATTACGCAACGCACTAGGTTTTCCGAAATGCGCGTCCGGGTGACGTTCGAGTTCGATCTGGGTGATACGGTGCATGCGGAGCCATGCTTGGAGATACCCCGTGCCATTACCCCCCCCCCCCCCCGTTTTTAGCGAAAAAACAGGGGTAGATCTTCTCACGCAGGTCGATGCGTGGATCGTTGCCACCCGTGAGCTCGACGGGCAGGCCGAGATGCACGTCCGCCAGGCTGCGCGCTGGGTGCGCGACTGGCTGGAGCATGTGAAGGCGAACGCGCGCGAGATCGGCCCGGGCTCCTGCATCGAGTGGCTGCGCGAGATGACCCGCGAGGCCACGCTCGCACCGCAGACGATTCGCAACCGAATGAGCGCATGCAGGCGCTTCGCCGGCTGGCTGCTGATTCAGGGGCTCATCGATTCGAACCCGTGGGCGCACGTCCCCAGCCCGCGCGGGCGCGCGGGTCAGGGGCGCGACGCATTCACCGACGCCGAGGTCGAGCGCCTGATCGCCCACGCGCGCGAGCAGGAGACAAAGGGCGCGTCGCCAGCCATCCGAGCCAGCGCGCGCAACCGAGCGAACCTGTACCGCTTCCTCAGCCTCACTGGCCTGCGCCGCGGCGAGGCGCATGCGCAGCTGTGGTCCGACGTGGACCTCGACGCGGGCACGCTCGTGGTCAGCCTGGACAAGGCGCGCCGGCGCGACAACATCCCGCTCGCGAGCGCGGCGGTGGAACTGCTGCGCGAGATGCGCAAGGCGAAGGACGGGCCGAAACTGTTCAAGCGCACCGTTTCATACAAGGGGCTCGCGACGGATCTGGCGGCTGCAGGGCTCTCCGGGCGCTACGGATTCCACAGTTTCCGCTGCGGCTACATCACCGAATCCTTTGAGAACGGCACCCCTCCGGAACTGATCCAGCGTCTGGTGCGCCACCGCTCTATCGACCAGACCCACCGATACTTGCGTCACCGGGAGCCCCGCCTGCGGGAGGCGGCCGAGAGCCGCGGCGGAAAAATATCTAAAAACTCTCCCCCGAAAACTAGTGCAGCCGATAGGTTCCCCTCGGAATCAACGATGGCCTACGGCGCATCCAACACTGCGAACACTTCGACGATCAGCGCGAGCTTCGCGCCTACGGCCGTTGATTCCATCTCTCGCGCTGATCTTCGATCTGCTCGCAGCCGTTCGGTCCCGTCTGCTGAAAAGTGGGCGCTACAGGATTCGAACCTTCGCCCCCACCTACGGGCTGAACGGCTTCTGGAAGCGGCGCTGATGCTAACGCAAGCGGGCCACCGTGAAGGTGCCCTCGTGCTGATGCACCACGCCCAGATGCTGCTGACGCAGCAGGGAGCCGGCGATGGAGCAAGCGATGGAACGTTTGCGGTGGGGTCAGGTCGTTGAGGATTGCGGCGTCGCGGTTCAGGATCTCCTGAACGCAGGCCGGAGCATGGATGCGATGCGGGTGCGGCTGGTGATGCTGCACAACCTGCATGAGACCATTTCACTGCTGACCGAAACCCACAAGGCTGGGCGCATCGAGGCGCCGGCTGTCGTGGCTGCGGTCGATGCCATCCTGAACAAGTCTTCGCGGCCGCCTCAGGTGCCGCTGGTGTCTCTGGGTCAGGGCGACTACCGCCGCGACTTGTACGAGGCCGACGTGGTGAAGGCCGAGGTGAAGAAGTCCGAGGGCCGCAACTGGCTGCTCGAGCTGTGCGCGCGGATTGGGGGCACCCGATGAGCCAGCAGGAAGTCGCCGAGATTCTCGGCTGCGATCGCACCACCGTCGCCTACCACGAAAAGCGGGCACTGCAGAAGATCCGCCTGGCGATCCTGCTCGATCGTGAACTGAAGGCGCTCGCCGCGGAGGCCTGCGATGAAAATTGAGCAGCTCCTGCCGAACCGCATCGTCGAGGACATGCCGGCGGCGGTCTATCACGCCGTAGACGCTCTGGGCTCAAGCACGCTGCGCAAGGTGCTGTCGGCGTCCCCCGCTCACGCGATGGCTGCGCTGCGCAACCGCGAGGAGACCGCCAGCCAGCGGCTGGGGACGGCCCTGCATGCTGCGCTGCTGGAGCCGGCGAAGTTCGAGGCCCAGATCGCCATCGCGCCCGAGTGCGACCGTCGCACGAAGGACGGCAAGGCGACGTGGGAGGAGTTCCAGCTGCAGGCCGAGGGCCGCACGGTGATCACCGCCGACCAGGGCGAAAGTCTGGCCGGCATGGTCGAGGCGGTGCGGGCGTCGAAGGCAGCCGCCGGGCTGCTGCGGATGGCGAACGTGCGCGAGGTATCTGTGTTCGCCACCGACCCGCTGATCGGGCTACCCATCAAGGCACGCCTCGATGCATGGGCGCCGGGCGACCGCGGCGAGTTCATCGTGGACATCAAGACCACGAGCGGGCTGGCGTCGCGAAGCGAGTTCGAGCGCACGCTCGCGTCCTACGGCTACGGCGCGCAGGCCGCGTTCTACATGCGCGTAGCGCGTGCGGCCGGGCTGAAGGTGAGCGAGTTCATCTTCATCGCGGTCGAGACCAGCGACCCCTACGGAGTCGGCTGCTACGCGCTCGACGAGGAGATCGTCGCGCTGTTCGAGCCCGAGGTCGATCGTGCGATCGAGGCGTGGGCCGTGGCTAAGCGTGGTGGCGTGTTCCGGGCCTACCCGGACGAGGTGCAGAAGCTGGGCGCGCCGAAGTGGCTGCGCCGTCAACTGGAAGAAGGAGTCGCAGCATGAGCCTGGCAACCATCGACACTGAGACTCGCGCGCTGCTGGAGTACGCGATCCCGCGCGGCACTGACATGGACAAGCTCGCGATGCTGCAACTGATGCGCAGTATGGATCTCAACCCGCTGCGCAAGGAGGTCTACGCGATCCCTTACCAGGGGCGGCTGCAGATCGTGATCGGCGTGGACGGCTGGCGCAAGGCCGCGCACGCCACGGGCCGATACCTGAGCGGCGAAGCGATCTACGGCGAGGACGAGTGCGGTGTCTTCTGTACTTACACCGTGCTTACGACTGGCGGCGGGCGCTTCTCGGCGACCTGCTGGCTGAGTGAGTTCAAGGGCGGCAGCCCGCTGTGGAACCGGATGCCGCGCCACATGCTCGCCGTGAAGGCCGAGGTGCACGCCCTGAAGCGCGCGTTCGGCTTGGCTGGCCCCACCGAGTGGGATCACGACGAAGGCCGCGAGACCATCGTGGGCGAGCCCGTGCGCGCTGCGCAGGACGATCGCCTCGCCGCGATGAATCGCCTACTGACATCCAGCGCGGACCTCCCGACGGAGGTGTCCGCGGTGGCTCCCCAGGCAGCGCCGGCGGTGGAGCAGCCGCCGGCGCCTGCTGTGGAGCCGCTCGAAGTGCTGGCCGAACAGGTCGCCGAACTGGCGCGCGCGTCTGGACAGAAGCGCACCGCGATGCAGGCGCTCGCAGCAGCGAAGAAGAAGGGCAAGGACGAAGCAGGCACCCGTGCGGTGCTTGAGGAGTGGCACGAGGCACTGAGCAACACAACTAACAAGGAGACCATGAAGTGAAGCTGATCTGGAATAGCGGCGAAGAGAAGGCACGCAAGGAACCCACCACCGTCTCGCAGGAAGTGCTGCCGGCTGGTGAGTACGAGGCCGAGGTCGTGAAGAGCGAGTCGCGGCAGAGCCCGTTCGACAACGTCAAGACCGCGCAGAACCCTGAAGGCTGGGAGCTGAGCCTGTGGCTCGACGTGCATGTCAACGGGAGGCGATTCCGCGTGTTCGATGGCATCCCCGCCACCCACACCGAGCGCATCACCACCGTGCTCGCATCGGCCGGGCTTCCTGTCCCGTCTGCTGGCATGAAGGACTTCAACGAGGAAGTGCTGCTCGGCAAGACCGTGCGCATCCGCACCTACCTCAGCAAGACAACGGGCAAGGCGAAGGTGGGCGACTACCTCGCGCCGAAGGCCGTGATCGAAGGCAAGAAGGCCGGACCCGGCAAGGTGAAGGTCGATGCAAGCGACATTCCGTTCTGAGCACCCGGAAGGCCGGGGCGGTGGCGCAAGCCCCGCCCTGGCTACTTCCCCAACCGTTGGAGAGATCACCACCTTCTGGCTTGGCTTCGCCCTGGGCGCGTTCGCGCCTGCGGCTTTCCTCGCCGGCGCGTGGTGCAAGGAGGCACTGCTGTGGATGATTCCGTGACCTACCCGCCGCGAGCGCGGCTACTGCTGAAGGCCGCCGACACCGTGGTCGAGCGTGGCCGCCACTACGGCCCGCCGCGCGAACACTTCGAGCGCACCGTGCGGGCTCTGCTCGCGCTCATGCCTGACCTGTTTGCGCGAACCCCAGAGCCCGAGGACTGGGCGAAAATGATGATCATCGACAAGCTCGCGCGCGACGCCGAGGTGGCGAAGGAAGACAACGCCATCGACATCGCGGGCTATGCCGCCTGCATGCACGAGGTGCGGCAGGACAACTCAGCGGAACATCTGTAGCGGATTCGATCCGCTGGCAAGGACGCCATGACCACCACCGACACCGCAGCCGCAGCCATCGAGGCCGCGTACCAGCTGCTCGGATTCATCTTCGACGCCGACGACCTGATCGAGTTCCGCACGCTCGGCAAGGTCGTCGGCTCGACCTGGGCTAAGCAGCGGGATGGCGCGCAGGCGATCGCGAAGCTCGCGACGCTGGGGCACGGCACGCAGGTCTACTTCGGAGCCAACCCGCGCAAGCGACGCGGCGGCAAGGCCGATGACGTTGCCATCGCCCGCTGCCTGTTCGCAGACTTCGATGGCGGCACCACCGTCGAGCAGGCGCGCATCCGCTGGAGTGAGGCGTGCATCCCAGAGCCCACCGTGATCGTGATTACGGGCGGCGGCGTGCATGCCTGGTGGAGGCTGCAGGAGCCGATGGAAGACCTCGCCCTGTGGACGCAGCACCAGAAGGGGATCGCCCGCCGGCTGGGCTCTGACCAGTCTGTGACCGACGCGCCGCGCATCATGCGCCTGCCGGGCTTCGTCAACTGGAAGTATCAGCACCAGCCGCTGTGCGTGGTCGAGAACTGCGACCCCGACAACGCCTACAGCCTGGACGAGTTCCCCGACCCGACGCAGTTTGTTGAGCCGGCGGCGGCACCCGTCGAGCCTGAGCCCGTTGCGGCGGGCACCCTGAGCGATCTGTCGCGGCGGTTCTTGGAGAGCGGCTACCTGATTCCCGGGCGTGGCCGGCGGGACACGATCTACACCGTGGCCTGCGACATGCGGGCGCGCCAGTGGCGCCAGGGCGACGCCGAGGCGGCGATCCTCAACCGCGCACGGGCGGTGGGCCTGACCGCCGACGACCTGCTCGACCTGCCGAGGCAAATCGGCAACGCCTTCGCGAAGGAGCGCACGCCGATACTCGGGCGGGCTGAAGACGCGCAGCCAGTGGTCGAGCAGATCAAGCCGATCGGCATCCGGGAACTGCTGGGGAAGCACACCGAACTGCGTCGGCCGATCATTCACCATGTGCTGCGGTCTGGCGAGACCATGAACATTATCGCCGCGCCGAAGACTGGCAAGTCGTGGATGGTTCTCGACCTCGCCATGTGCGTGGCGACTGGCCGGCCGTGGTTCAACCGATTCCCGGTGGAGAAGGCACCAGTGCTGCTGATCGACAACGAGCTGCACGACGAGACGCTGGCCGGGCGCATCAAGACGGTCGCCGATGCGAAGGGCATCAAGATCGACGCGCTCGACGGCATGATGGAGGTGCGGAGCCTGCGCGGTGAGCTGCAGTCGTTTGCGCAGCTGGAGGAGTCGCTCTTCAAGGGCATGAAGCCCGGGCAGTACGCGATGATCATCTTCGACGCCTTCTATCGCTTCAACACGGAGGACGGCGCAGACGAGAACGACAACGGCTACATGGCCTCGGTCTACAATCGCCTGGACAAGCTGGCGAAGAGCCTCGACTGCTGCCTGGTCTGCATCCATCACACCTCGAAGGGAAACCAGTCGGACAAGGCGGTGACGGACGTGGGAGCCGGCGCAGGGTCGATGAGCCGCGCCGCGGACACCCATCTGGTGCTTCGCGAGCACGAACTGGCCGGGCACCTCGTGATCGACGCCGCTACGCGCTCGTGGAAGCCTCTGGAGCCGACCGTGGTGCGTTTCGAGTACCCGCTGTTCCATCCGGAGCCCCTGCTGGCCCCGACCCTGAAGAAGAAGGCCAAGAAGGACGACGGCTGGAACGTGGAGCGGTTCGTGGACGAGGTGGTCGGAACGTCCGAACTGAGCACCGACGAGATGCTGGCACGAGGCAAGGAGCGCGGCCTGAGCGCCTACCGGGTCAAGGAGTTCCGGCGCGAGGCGACGGCTGGAACGGGCAAGCGCGGACCCCTGCTGGAGGTGCTCGGCGAGGCCCGAAATGTCACCTACCGGAGGTCACGATGAGCACTGATAACTATCTGTCGGTGAATCTGTCGGTGCAGACAGATACTCAAACAGATCGGGCAGAAGAATCTGTCGGTGCGTCCCTAAAGGGAACGCACCGACAGATTCGTTCTGCTGCCTGGGTGGACGAACAGATCGACCGACAGATCCGCCTCGGACAGAAAGCGGACCTTCGATGACCCGCCCCCACCCTACCGCCGTCGTCCGCGCCCTGTGCTCGCTGGAGACGGGCAAGAGCCAGGGGAACGCCATGCGCTCGTGGCTGGCGAACCTGTCCAGAGACCGCGAGCAGCTCGTGATGGCCGTGTGGGTCATCGTGGTGGTCTGCGATGCCGACCCCTGCGACGCCTGCCTGAGCCTCGGCCAGCGCGACTGCATGGTCTGCATGGCGCGCCTGAAGTCGAACCCGGTCGAGGACGAGAACCTGCTGGCGATGGTCGCCTTGGTCTACGACGCGCTCGGCGTGCCGCCAGGGGGTAGACGGTGAACGATCCCGTGAGACGATGCGCCTATGACCGAGACGCAGCTGCGCTGGGGACCGTGCGACGGGGATCGCCTGACCATCGAGGACGGCGTGCTGGAGGTGCGCGTGCCTGTGGTCTGTGGCGTGTGCCTGGACGAGCTGCCGGCCAACCTCGGCCGCGACGTGTACACCGAGGCGATCTACCTGCCGGACGAGGCTGGGGTCTGGTGGTACGCGGGCCGCATGCGCTACAGCGATGCGGGCGGGAGCGCGTACTGGTCGCCCGCCTGAGCCCCCCGCCCTTGCGGAGCGCATTTCCCGTGGGAGAGTGTGCGCATGGGTAAGGCCAGCCGGCAAAAGGGGAAGCGCGGCGAGCGTGAAGCCGCTGCCCAACTTGCGCACCACTGGAACGCACGCGACGCCCGTCGCAGTGTGCAGTTCTGTGGACGCTCGGGCGATGCCGACCTGAGCGGCGTGCCCGGCATCCATGTCGAGGTCAAGCGATACGCCGCGATCAGTGCGCTGCGATTCCTGAAGCAGGCCGAGACCGACGCGGTGCCTGGCACCGTGCCCGTCGTGGTGATGCGCGAGGACGCGGCGACCGAGTGGACGGTGATGCTGCGGGTGTCTGACGCGCCCGAGTTCGCGCGCCGGCTCGTGCAGCTGCTGGGCGAGGCGACCGTGCCCGTGGAGGTGAAGCCGTGAAGCGACTCAGCGAACGCAAGCGCGTCGAAGATCCGCTCGCCAGCCACCACTGGCGCGAAGGCGCATCGCCGGGCTCGAAGTGGACCGTCGAGAAGATGGGCCGCAACATCCACCGCGTGACCATGCTGGCCGATACGCCGCATGCGTTCGAGTGGAACGGGCTGCTGGCATCCGACCGCCACCACGACAACAGCCACACCGACCAAGACCTTGAGCGCAAGCACCTCGACGAACTGGTGAGGCGCAAGGGCGGCGTGATCGACTGCGGCGACCTGTTCTGCTGCATGCAGGGCAAGTGGGATCCGCGAGCAGACCGCAGCGCATGCAGGCCCGAGCACCAGTGCGGCGACTACCTCGACGCGCTCGTGCGCGAGGCGACCGAGTTCTACAAGCCGTATGCCGACCGCTTCGTGGTGATCGGCCGCGGGAATCACGAGACCGCGATCACCAAGCGCCACGAGACCGACCTCACCGAGCGCTTGTGCGCCGGGCTCAGTGCGAGCGCGCCCTGCCCCGTTTACTCGGGCGGCTACGGCGGCTATGTCCTGTTCCGACTGATCACAAGCAAGGGCGGCTCGTTCTCGTTCCGTGTGCGCTACTTCCACGGTGCAGGCGGCGGCGCCATGATGACGCACGGCGTGCTCGACACGCGCCGGCATGCGTCGTTCTGGCCTGATGCCGACATGGTGATAACCGGACACTCGCACCACCACTGGACCGTGCCCATCGCACGCGAGCGCCTGCGCCAGTTCAACGGGCAAGCCGAGGTGGTGATCGACGAGCAGCTGCATGTGCGCATCGGCACCTACAAGGACGAACACGGCGACGGCTTTGGCGGGTGGTCTGTCGAGCGCGGCATGGCACCGAAGAGCAAGGGCGCAGTGTGGATGCGTCTGCACATTGCAGGCAAGCAGAGCGAGTATCGACTTGCAGCGGAGGTGACCCGTGCGCAGTGAGTTCCGCAGCAAGATCGCTGGCCGTACCTGGCGCATCGTGTACGAGGACGCGAAGACGATGGGCAAGGACTGGGGCCGATGCTGGCTGCCCGCCGGCCGGCACCCGCTCATCCAGCTGCGGCGCGCCCTGCGCGGCTACCGGGCGATGGACGTGCTGGTGCATGAGGTGCTGCACGCTGCACGCCCTGAGCTCGACGAGCAGGCAGTCGAGGCCACGGCCACGGCCATCGCGCGCGCGCTGTGGAAGGCCGGCTACCGGAGGATGGATCAGTGAGGCAGCGTCCGCCTAGGCTGCGCGTGGGCAAGCCGCGCGAGATGCCGATGGCTGTTGCCCCCGAGCGCGCGCCGGGCTCGACGCACGAGCGTGGCTATGGGTGGAACTGGCAGCAGGCGCGTCGCGTTGCGTTGAACCGCGAGCCGCTGTGTCGCTACTGCATGGAGCGTGGCATGGTCACTGCGGCCACCGAAGTCGATCACATCCTCGCGCTGCGAGACGGCGGCGACAACGCGCTCGACAATCTCGCACCGTGCTGTCACGAATGTCACCTTCGAAAGACCATGCGCGACGTGGATGCAAGGAAACGGCGTCAGACCGGGGGGGGTGGCGATTCTGGCCCGCTATCGGCATGACCAACCTTCGGAGGTCTACACACGCGGCTGTGGGTTACCGCAAGGGCTTTCTAGGAGCCTCCAGGCTGCGTCGCGTGGGGGGTGCGTGCGCCGTTGGCGGTGTTTTTTGCGCGCGTGGCTTGTGGGCGATCGTAGCGGCCGCGCATTTTTTGTATGGGACATTGGCGGCGTTTTGACGCCGTAGAAACGCAGGCATCGACAGCCTGCAGAGAGGAAGTATTCATGGGTCAGAGAGGACCAAAACCAACGCCGACGAGCGTGCTGAAGTTCCGAGGAAGTGAGAAGGGCATGGCGCGCGAGGCTGAACCCGAGGGCAGCGACGGCCCCCCGCTGCTGCTGCCGTTCGTCGCCAGCGACGAGGTGGCTCGGCGCTACTTCGACCGCCTGATCGAAGACCTGCGCCGGCTGGGGCTTTACGCGACCGAGGACTACCAGGCGCACAACGCGCTCGCGCATGCGTCGGCCGAGTTCGAGCGGGCGCAGGCTGCAGTTCAAGAAAAGGGGCTGGTCCTTGAAACGCCGCATGGGCCTGTTATCAATCCGATGAAGAAGGCGCGCGATGATGCGAGGGCTGAGGTCGCGCGCCTGTCTCGATGCTTCGGCTTGACGCCGAGCGACCGTGTCGGGTTAGTGTCTTCCAAGAGAGCGAAGGGGGATGCCAGCGGGATCGAGTCGATCCTCAAGTCGAAGACGGCCTAAGCTCGCGCCCGTCGCGGGCTTCAACGCATCGGCAACCGCCGCGAAGGGCGACTGGTTTGACACCGACGAACTGGCGCGCATCGACAAGTTCTTCGGCCTGCTGTCGCACCAGAAGGGAATCTGGGCGGGCAAGGCGTTCGAGCTGCTGCCGTGGCAGCGCGACCTGCTCGGCTCGCTGCTGTGCTGGAAGCGCGCGGACGGCACGCGGCGATTCCGTCAGACCTACATCTGCGTGCCACGCAAGAACGGGAAGAGCACGCTGGTCGCCGGCCTCGCGCTGTGGCTGCTGCTCGCAGATCGCGAGCCGGGCGCCGAGGTCTACTGCTGCGCGAGCGCGCGCGACCAGGCTGCGATCGTGGGCGATGCCTGTCGGCAGATGGTGCAGTCGAACCCGGCGCTGGCGAAAGCGGTCGAGGTGTTCCGCAATGTGATCACGTTCGGCAACAGCAAGCTGGAGATCCTGAGCAGCGACGCGGGCACGAAGCACGGAAAGAACGCGAGCGCGGTGATCTTCGACGAAGTGCATACGTTCGCAGATCGCGACCTGTACGACGCGATGGTGACTTCGATGGGCGCGCGCCAGCAGCCGCTGATCGTTTCGATCACGACGGCGGGCCACGACCGCGAGAGCCTGTGCTGGGAATTGCACGCATACGCCGAGAAGGTGCGCGACGGTCTGGTCGAGGATCACGCCTTTTACCCTGCGGTGTTCAGCGCTCCAATCGACGCAAACTGGAAGAGCCCGAAGGTCTGGCACAAGGCGAACCCGTCGCTGGGCGTCACCGTCACCGAGGCTTTCCTGCAGGGTGAGTGCGACAAGGCGAAGGAGCTTCCCGCCTACGAAACGACCTTCCGCCAGCTGTACCTGTGCCAGTGGACTGAGTCGAAGAAAGCATGGATCAGCACCGACGCCTGGGCGGCGTGCGCGTCGAGCGATGCGACCGCAGAGCGCCTTGCCGGACGCGAGTGTTACGGCGGGCTCGATCTCTCGACGACCACCGACCTGTCGGCGCTGTCGCTGATCTTCCCGTGCGACGACGGCAGCGTGGACGTTCTGTCGTGGTCGTGGTGCCCCGAGGAGGGCATCCGCCGGCGCAGCCGCAGCGACCGCGCGCCGTATGACGTGTGGGCTGCGAAGGGCTTCCTGCACCCCACGCCGGGCGCTGTGGTCGATTACGACTTCATCGCCGAGACCATCCGCCAGTGCTGCAAGCGCTTCGCGGTGAAGTCGATCGGCTTTGACCCGTGGAACGCCACGCAGCTCGCGAGCGGGCTGTACGGCGAGGGCGTGCCGATGATCGAAGTGCGCCAGGGCTACCGCACCCTCAGCGAGCCGGCGAAGAAATTGGAGTCGCTGGTGGTGTCGCGAAAGATCCGGCACCCGAACAACCTACTGCTGAACTGGTGCATCTCGAACGTGGTCTGTGAGTCGGACCCCGCCGGGAACCTGAAGCCCAGCAAGGCGAGCAGCACCGAACGAATCGACGCAGCTGCGGCGCTGGTGACGGCGCTCGCGACATGGCTGCACCAGAAGACCGACGCAACCGGACCAAGCGTCTACGAACAACCCGAAAGGAGTATCACATGGCTTTGATCGACATCCTGCGCCGATACCTCGGCCCCACCCCGCCGCGCTCTGACTTCGAGGACACCGTGCCCATCGGCCAGCCGACGAGCGGCAGCGTGCAGTCGTATGTGCAGTCGTACTCCTACACGGGCGAGAGCATCACGCCGGCACGCGCGCTCGAAGCGCCGACCGTGTTCGCGTGCGTGCGCCTGATCGCGTCGAGCATCAGCCGCCTTGACTGGCAGGTTCTGCGCGAGACGCCCGAGGGCAAGGTCGCGGACAGCGAGCACGCGCTCTACAACCTGCTGAACTACGAGGCGTCCGACGACATCGGCGCGATCCAGTGGCGCGAGATGGCGCTCACCTCGGCGCTGCTCACGGGAAACTTTTACGCCTACATCCACCGCGACAAGGCGGGCCGCCCGGTCGCGCTGGAGCCCCTGCGCAGCGACTACGTCGCCATGTACCGCGACGGGGATAACCAGCCCTACTACCAAGTGTGGACGGGCAAGTACACGGGCAACAACGCCGAGAAGCAGATGCGCCGATTCCGTGGATACGACATGTTCCACCTCGTCGGGCCGACCACGTTCGAGGGCATGCTCGGCGTGCCCTTCATCCACCAAATGCGCGACCTGATCGGGCTGGAGCTGGAGGTCACGGAGTTCGTGACGCGGTTCTTCGCCCAGGGCGCAGTGCCCGGCGGCGTGCTGAAGATGCCGGGCCGCCTGAGCCCCGAGGCCAGCAAGCGCCTGCGCGATGCGTGGCATGCTGCGCACGGTGGCGCGAGCCGCGCCGGCCGCGTGGCGGTGCTCGAGGACGGGCTCACCTACGAGCCGATCACGCCGACCGCCCGCGACAACGAGCTAATCGAGATGCGGAAGTATTGCCGCCAGCAGATCGCGGCGGCGATGGGCGTGCCCGCGCACAAGGTCGGCGACACTGAGAGCCAGTCGTATTCCTCGAACGAGCAGGCCGACGCCGAGTTTGTGAAGCACACGCTGGCCGGCTGGGCTGCGCGACTGGAGCAGGAAGCCAGCCGCAAGCTCCTCCAGCGCGGCGAGCGCTACTGCACCCGGATCAACTTCGACAGCCTGCTGCGGGCCGACATGAGCACCCGCTACGCCGCCTACGCAGTCGCGGTTACCAACGGCATCCTGACACCAAACGAGATCCGCGCGCGCGAAGGTCTGCCGGCGGTCGAAGGCGGCGACAGCATCCGCCTGCCGATGAACACCGAGGCGCCCGGGCAGCCCGCTCCAGCGCCGAGCGAGCCCGCTGCGCCGTCGGACGGCGTGCCCCCGTCTGTGGACGTGGAGCCCGAGGCGGTCGCTCCCAGCGTCGATCTGGACGCGGAGGACGAGGCGTACAGCTCGGCACGCGCCGCGGCGTCTGCGATGGCGGCCGTGCGTCCCGCGGTGGAGGGCGCCTTCCGTCGCCACCTCCAGCGTGTCTCGGACTACCTGCTCAAGCAGCGCACGCAGTCGAAGCTGGACAAGTGGGAGCCGCCCATCGACTGCATCGACGACGACCTGCGCGCGACGGTGCGCACCCTGGGCGGCCTCCTCGGCAACGAAGAGCGCGCCACGAAGGCGCTCGACGCCGCCCTGCTCCGACACGCCCGCCACCTGCGCAGCGCGGTGACGGCCATCGGCACCCTGTCCGAAACGATCGACGGCTGGCGCGACCTTCCCCAACTGGCGGCCGAAGAGCTGCTGGAGATGGTGCGCCTCGAAACCACACACGCACCCCTGCTGGAGACCACCACCAATGCCAACCCCGCGAACTGAAACCCGTGCCCTCGGCACCCTTGCCCCCGCCGCCGACCTAAAGGTGCGCGGCTACGCCGTGACTTGGAACTCCTACGACATGGGTCGCGAGCTCGAGCGGGTCGATCCCAACGCCTTCGCGCGCTCGATGGAAGAGCCCGGCGACATCGCCCTGCTCTGGAACCACGACACTGGCAAGCCCCTCGCCCGGGTGCGCGCCGGCAACCTGCGCTTGTTCACCGACGCCACGGGCCTCGGCTTCGAGGCCACCCTCCCCGACACCGCGACGGCCCGCGAGGCGCACGCCCTGGTCGAGAGCGGCGTCGTGAGCCAGTGCAGCTTCGGCTTCATGGTGCGGGCTGAGAAGTACGAGAAGGGCGTGGACAAGCCCGTGCGCGTCATCCTCGACGCCGACCTGCTGGAGATCAGCCTCGTGACCTTCCCCGCGAATCCGGCGACCAGCGTCGAGGCTCGCGAGGCGCAGGCCGAGGCGGTGCGCCGCACGATCCGGCTCCTGCCGCCGCGCTGACCCCCCGCCCTTGCATCGCGTTTTTTTGACGCGACAATGGCGGCCAATTGAATACCTGCCGCGCGTGGGTGCCCCTGCCTAGTGCATGCACACCACCGCGCGAGACAGACCTCCGTGCTTGCCCTCGTGGCGCACTGGCCTGCATGCGGACGTTGAACTGGAAGACAACGAACCGCCGGGCTAGTGCGCCTTTTTCGTCGCACCCCGGCGCTAACCGGAGAACGCGATGGAGAAGAACAAACTGGATCGGAACAGCGAGGAGTACCGCGGCCTGTTCTCGCGCTACCTCGCCCGCGGGCACAACGGTCTGACCGACGTCGAAGCTCGCGCACTGAGCGAGGGCAGCGCGACGGGCGGCGCCGTTCTGTTCCCGACGACCTACTCGAACATGTTCATGGCCGAGATGGGCGACGACCGCATCGTCGGACAGGTGAGCAAGGTCTACACCTCGACGGGCACCTTCAGCGTGCCGATCATCACCCCCACCGGGTCGGCTGGCTTTAGCGTCCAGAAGAACCCCGGCGAGGCTGGCACCCTGATCGACGCAACAGCCGGCAGCCAGACCACCGTGACCGTGCCGTCATTCACGCAGCCAGGCACAAGCAACACGGGCAGCAGCACCGCGACCTTTACCCTGAAGCGCATCAGCGTCATGGTGCGCGCCTCGCGGGAACTGGTCGAGGATTCTGCGTCGCAGGGCGACGCGAGCGTCGAAAACATCATCGTCAAGCAGGCGTCGCAAGACCTCAACCGAGAACTCAGCCGACAGATCCTGATCGGCAACAAGGACGACAGCGTGACCGCCGGCACGGCGAGCACCGCGGGCAGCGATGCGTGCCACGGCATCGTGAACACGCTCAAGCGATACAGCCGCAGCATCACTACTACTGCTGCGCTGGGTGGTGACTATGGAGTCCTGACGCAGTCTACGAACGGCATCTTGAATGCGACGCTGGGCCTCGTGCAGAACGCGCGCCTGACATCGGCCTACTTTGAGCGGGCCACGTGGATCTTCAACTCACAGCTAAACATCCACCCGACCGCATCTTCGCAGGGCGCTGGAATTGTTCCGGCTGCACAGTCGCAGGTCGCGCTCTGGTCGGAGCGCCGACTGTTCGGCCAGCCGTGGCTGTTTGCGGAAATGAGCCCGGCATCCAACACAAGCGTGCCCGCCGCCGGCGAGCCGCTGGTGGTTGCCGCTGACCTGTCGCGCTACATGCTCGCCCTCGCTGGCAACGGGATCAGCGTGACGCGACTGAATGAAACTTACGCCGCCACGAACGAAGTCGCGTTCATCGTGTCGGTTCGATGCGCTGGAGCGCTGACTGACGTGAACGCGGCATTTGGAATCCACCGCGGCTAATCGCCGCACATTGAAAGGGAACACACCATGAAGGGCTACAAGGAACTGCGCGAGGGCAACGACGCCCGCTACCGCGCCATGCAGAACATGATCGAGGCGGCCAACGCCAACGGCGGCGACATGAGCGCCGAGGACACTGCCAAGTTCGACGCGCTGAACGCCGAGTACCGCAGCGTGCAGAGCCAGATCGAGCGCAACCACGCGCTGATGGGCCTCGCCGCGAAGGACAAGGACGCGGGCTTCGTTGACGTGGGCCCGGACGCGCCCGAAGTGCGTCGTGCTCCCGCTGCTCGCGAGACCGCCCAGCGCGCCCCGCGTTTCGGCGACTTCCGCTGCAGCGACGAGTACCAGAACGCCTACGCGACCTACCTGAAGCGTGGCGAGCACACCCCAGTGTCCGAAATGCGCGCCCTGTCCGAGGGCACCTCGGGCTCCGGCGACGTGCTGCCCCCGACTGAGTTCCACCAGGAGCTGACCAAGCGCCTGCAGCAGATGTGCATCATGCGCAAGCTCTGCAAGGTGATGCCTCTCGGCTCGTTCAAGCGCGAGATCGCGATCGAAACGGGTCTGGTCGGCGCATCGTTCCTGTCCGAGGCCGGAGCTGCAAGCGACAGCACTGGCACGTTCGCTGCACGCACGCTGCAGCCTCGTCGCCTGGCTGGCCTTGCGCTGGTTTCGAACGAACTGATCGAAGACGCCCCCGCTCGCGGCCCCGGCTTCTCGATCGAGTCGATCCTGACCGAGCAGTTCGCCCGTAAGTTCGCCGAGGTGGAGGAGAACGGCTTCATCGCCGGCAACGCAACGGCACCGAACCCCCGCGGCCTGATGACCTACACCGCCACGGGCCAGAACCTGATCGCAGACGGAAAGGCTTTTGCTGGCACGGCTGCTGCACCGACCTACGCGATCGCTGACGTGATCGACTTCGTCTACAGCCTGCCGCGCGAGTACCGCATGCACCCCAGCTGCGCGATCGTCTGCAGCGACACCTTCCTGCAGAACCTGCGCAAGCTGGCGGTCATCAGCAGCTCGACCACGACCTACTTCTGGCAGCCCAGCGGCGCGCTCGGCGAGCCCGATCGTTTCATGGGCATCCCGATCTACCCGTCGTTCGCCGTGTCGAGCGCAGGCACCACTGGCAACCCCGCCAAGCTGGCCTGCATCGGCGCGTTCGATTACGGCGTGATCGGCGAGCGCAACGGCTACACCCTCAAGGTGCTGCGCGAGCGCTATGCGGAAAGCAACCAAAGTGGCTACTACGCGCAGAGCCGAGTCGATTTCACGGTCACCAACGTGAACGCCTTCCGCTACCTGAGCACCAGCTCCACCTGATCACTGACCTGAACCCACACCGCTCGGGGGCGAAAGCCCCCGGGCGGATTTCCAAACATGAAGACCGTGCGAGTCATCCAGCCATTCATCGTCCAGCAGGCCGTGCATGCGCCCGGCGATCTCCTGACCGTCGACGAGCGCACCGCGATCGAGCTGATCGCCACCGGGCTCGCCGAGCGCGCCGAGGCCCACCCAGACCAGCCTGAAGCCTGCGTGAAGCCCGACTGCTGCAAGGCGACGAGGAAGGCAGCCAAGCGATGAAGACGAACCTGACCGACGCAGGCGCAGTTACCGCGGCCGTGAGCACCAGCGACCTTAAAGCGCACGCGAGGGTGTACCACTCTCAAGATGACGGATACATCGCCACGCTGGTGCTCACGGCTACGCAGTGCATCGAGAACGAGACCCGGCGTGCCCTGATCACGCGGGCGTTCTCCTACCAGCTGGAGGAGTTCCCAGCGTCCGGGCAGATCATCCTGCCCCGCTCGCCCTGGCTGAGTGTGTCCAGCATCACCTACACCGACACCGCCGGCGCGACGCAGACGCTGGCGAGCAGCGAGTACCACGCCTACAGCGTGGACAACATCGGCCGCGTCGTGCTGAAGAGCACCTCCTCCTGGCCGGCCACGCTGGGCACTGGAGCGCTCGACGTGACGGTGAACTTCACCGCCGGCTATGGCGCAGCCAGCGCCAACATCCCCGCCGCCCTTCGCCACGCCGTGCTGCTGCAGGCTGCGCACCTGTACGACAACCGCAGCAGCGTGAACATCGGCAACATCGTAAACGAGATCCCCTTCACGGTGCAGCGCCTGATCGTGCAGTACCACTCGGGGGACTACCAGTGAACCCGGGCTACATGCGCACCCCGCTCGAGCTGCTCGGCGCGTCCACCGCGACCGACGAGTACGGCCAGCCCGTGCGCACCGTGAACGCCGCCGGCAGCGGCACGGTCCTGTTCGCCGCGATCAACGACGCGAGCGCAGACGAGAAGATGAATCACCGCCAGATGAATCAGACGGTGACGCACCGCATCCGCATGCGCTGGCACCCCACCGTCAGCCACCGCAGCCAACTGCGCACCGTCAGCGACGAGCAAGGCACCATCTCGCGCACTTGGGAGGTCGTGACGGTCGTGGACTGGCAGGAGCGACGGCAGTACCTCGACCTCATGTGCCGGGAGATCGTGACCTAATGGGCTACTCGAACGTGCACAAGGCAGTCGCGGTGCAAGGCGTCGAGCAGGTCAACAAGGCCATGCGCGAACTCGGCACCACTGTGCTCAAGGAGCTCACCGAGGAGATCATGACCGAGGCGATGGAGCCCGTGCGCCTCGGCCTGCTCTCGGAGTTCTCCGCACGCGGCGGCAAGTACGACAGCCAGAAGCCGTCGAAGACCGGGCGCTGGAATCGCTGGATGTTCAAGAACTACAAAGCGGGCGCGTCTGCCGGCTTTTCTCGCGCTCAGGTCAAGCGTGCGTTTTCCATCAAGGGCTTCGGCTTTCACTTCTGGACCGACAAGCGCGGCAACTTCCGTTCCCGCACGAAGGCGTGGGCGCCAGGCATCTGGATCATCGACGCCGGCCGGTACATGGACCGCAACCTCGGAGGAAATTACCCCGGCTGGCGCGTCATCCTCAACCTGTACAAGCGCCTCACGGGCGGAATCAATGCGCACATGGCGACCGAACTGCCGCGGCGCATCCTGCTCGAAGCAGCGAAGCGAGGTCTGTCGTGAGCAGCCAGGCGATCGTCGCAGCCGTCCGCGATGCCCTGACGCAATCGACCAGCGTCACGGCGCTGGTGTCCACGCGCATCTTCACCGCGTTCCGCGACACCTCCACGCTCCCCGCCATCGTGCTCACCACGGGGCAGGATGCGAACGTCTCGCCGACCTTCGGCCGCACCGACTGCCTGCGCAAGTTCACCGTCGAGGTGGACTGCATTGCCTCGACGCTGAAGGTGTCGCGGCAGATCGCCGAGGCCGTGCGAGTCAAGATGCACGGCGCGAGCGGCCAAGCCCGGAGCGTGACGATCTTTGAGATCCGCGAGACCGGGATCACCAGTCAGTATGACGTGGGCAGCGAGGCCACCGAGACCGGCATCCACGTCACGACTGTCACGCTGGAAGCGACGTACCGCTCCAGCTCCGTTTCACCCACGACCATCACCGAGCCCGGTGGTGGCGTTCCTTGATGATCTAGGAGGATCACCCCATGCCAGCCATCACCGCAGCGGTGCCCACGTTCGGCACCACCATCACCTTCAACTCGGCCGCAGTCGCCGAAGTTCTCAGCCTGAACATCGACGGTCTCAAGCTGAACACGATCGACGTGACCACGCTCACCGACCGTCATCGCAAGTTCGTCGCGGGCCTGATCGACAGCGGCACGATCTCGATGGAGGTCAACATCCTCGGCGCGCACAGCGCACTGTGGGATCAGCTGGACAACACCGCCGCGACGACCGCCCCGAGCGCCCAGACGTTCGCGCTCTCGTTCGGCGTGACTGGCGGCCAGGTTCACACCGCATCCGGCAGCTGCTTCGTGACCGACTACTCGGTCAAGGCTGGCATGGATTCGGCGCTCACCGCGTCGTTCACCATGAAGATCACCGGCGCCGTAACCCTGAGCTGATCCATGAGCGAGATCAAGGACAAACTGCTGGGCCTGAAGTCGAAGGTGCCATCTGAAACCGTGTCCATCCCCGGCGTCGGTGAGGTCGAAGTGCGTGGCCTCACCGCCGCCAAGCGGGATAGGTGGGAGATGGAGACCTTCAGCAACAAGGGCAACACCGTCCGCAACATCCGAGCCAGCCTGGTGTCGTTGTGTCTGTACCACGACGGCGCCCCGCTGCTCGGACCCGCTGACGTTGACGCCCTCGGAGAACTGCCCGCCGGCCTCGTCGATCACCTGTATGACATCGCGAGCCGCGTCAGCGGCCTTGGCGTCAAGGATCGCGAAGTGCTGGAGGGAAACTCCGACAGCGCCCGCTGAGACAGTTCCTGTTTCGGCTGGCGCTGGCTTTGGGTAGGACGGTGGCAGAACTAGAGGAGACCATGAGCAGCCACGAACTGAGCGAGTGGATGGCCTTTGAGGCGATCGACGGAGCGATCGGAAACCAGCGCGCCGACATGCGCGCCGGGATCATC